GGAGTTAATCGCGCTCCATTGGGCCGCCGTGAAGCCGGAGTTATTGAGCGTGTACTCATACACCCACGAAGTGCCGTTGTACTTGTAACGGTCCGTCCTTGCAATCTCGGTGGGAGTTGCGTCGGCGGTGGGTATCTGCACGAAGGCATAGTCGTTGTTGTCCTCCCCGGTAATCGCCGAGGCGAGGGCAGTACCAATCTGGGCCTGCGTTGCGCTGATAGTCAGTCCGAGGTCGGTCACAAGGTTATAGCTCCCCTGATAGGTAGCCGTGGCCGTCTGGATCGACGAATTGACAAACGCCTTGTCCGCAAGCTGATTGCTCGGACTCGCCTGGGATGGTATAAGAGCCGTGATGGACGACAGGTCGGGAACGATGTGACTCTGCGGGATCGCCGTCCACATAGCACCCACGCCGGAGATATTTGTCAATTTCAGCAGATCTCCCGCCTGCGCGTATTCCGGGACACTCGGGTCAGCCCAAGTAGAAGGGTCGCGCTTGACATTTCCGGGGTTGCCATAGACATCCAGCAACTCGTGGAGATAGCTTCTTCCGCCGCCCCCACCGCCGCCTCCAGGAGTGCCGGAGCCGACGATCTGGTCGCCGCCGGTGACAACGGCCGTGTCAATATAGAGATGTCCAGGGTTACCGTTCTCGCCTGGCACCCAGGTAAATGTCGCGTCGCCAACTTTAAATCCGTTCGAGAAGGTTTTTACGCCGGACACCGTCTGCGCGCTGGTCTTGTCGACATAGGTATTCGGGAAAGTGCGGACAGCCGTAACCAATTCCGTAACTGTCGCACCCTGTTGTGTCAGCGACTCAAGCTGCACGTTCGCACCGATGGTAATGACATCGTTCTGCGAACCGGACGGACGGCTCCAGGTGATGCCCGGGATGCCGCCGTAGCCATTCTCGTCCCAGTGGATGTTTCCGCCAGCCAAGTATCCAGACCCGTCGAACCTGTATACAGTCTTCGCGTACTGATGCGCCAGTTTATCCTCCGCGCTCATCGCGTCCCATGTGGACTTCTCCAGCATCTCACCGCCGTACCACGCGGCGATGGTTTTCGTCGGGTCGGCCAGCGTCTCGTCTGCCTTGCCGTTGATGCCGGAATAAACTTTAAAGGCGTTATTCTCGACCTGCCCAAGCTGGATCATCGATGTCAGCACAAGACCGCCCTGCACCAGCGTAGCGCCCTTCTTTGGCAGCGCGTCGGCGAGGTAACCCAAATCGGAATACGACCCGCTCTCACCGAGAACCTGCAGTCGGCCCTTAATGTTCAGTTGGCCATTGAGGTACTCCGCGTATTCGCCGTCAGAGTTGCCGACAAACCAGCGCGGCTTATCGTAGTACTGCCCAGCGTACCGTCCTGCAAAGAAATACTCTTTGCCGTTAGAGCTGACCGTGCTGAGGCCGGATATCATCCGCTCATATCCGCCGCCGATGACATCGCGGACGATGACGAACTGGCGCGCCGCGTTGGATTCGTGACCGTACTGGATGATAATGTCTCCGGCGGCAGGGATTCCGGATCCGTCCTTTGTCGTGTCGGACAGGGTAATTCGGTCAACATCGACGGCATCGACTCGCCTACGGTAATATTTTACGACCGTATTGTCCGGCGCGAACTCGGTGCTATAGGCAAAGTCGCCGACGACGAACAGGTTCTTCACGGAACCCTGCTTCTGGTCGAAGTAGCATACATACTTGCCGGTCGTGGCGTCCTGGACGACCTTCGTGCATTCAATCTTGGCCGCAGACTGGATTTCGCGGCCGCCTCGATACTCGGTCTGGTTTACAACCAGCGAGTTGACCTGCAGTTCCTTTCTTACGACGACGCGGTCGACTTCGAGCACGGAGTCTTTTTTGTTGTCCTGTTCTGCCGTGGTCTCTGCAGAGAGCACACGCATTGCGCGAGTCTGTGGCTGCGCTTGCTGTTGCTGTTGCGCCGTATACTCCTTCGAGTTATCCCGATAGAAGCCCCAGCCTTGACCACCGACGCCGCCCTGGCGGAAGTCTTTAGAAGCGACCTTGCTGGCGAACTGCGTCGGCGAGTCGGAAGAATCAGCCTCGCCAGTCTTCTTCAGGAACAGCGGTTCTGCCACGGATCGCACGACGCGCTCTACATCCTCAATGCGCGCATAACTTGCCTTTATCTGCTCGACGGAAGACTCTATGAGGTCTGTCCGGCTCTGTCGCGATATGACCTTGTCGGACAGGACTACCTCAATGTCAGGAACGATATATGGGCTGTTTTCAGAAGGCTCGTTCCATGTGTATGTGACGGACTGCGCGTAGAGTGTCAGCACATCGCCACCAGAGAAGCGCTCATCATAGATGCGCAGCTTCGCGCCGGCCGCCAGCCGTTCGGCCAGCGTCTGTCCGTATTCGCCGTCCTCAAGGGTGTTGACGCGCACCTTGTCCAGCGAGATAACCCAAGTCGGGTTGACCACCTTGAGGGAATCGAGCTGGGAAGACTTGTTTGCGCTCAGATCTTCCTCCCCAAGCGAGACGTACAAGAAAGGCATGTCGATACCGGTGAAGAAGAACTTGTCGCTCGCGACCGGCTTTCCGCCAGTCGTGTTGTTCGGAATGTACAGCCCGGTCGCCTCATATTCCGCGTCAGACTTGCGAAGGGTGATCTTCCACTCGGACGGCACGGTTATGACCTCGTTGTTCTTGTTCCGCGTAATTATCGACTTCGACTGGTCAAAGACAGGATAGCTAGCGATAACAAATTCGTAGTCCTCGGATACGGACATGAAGCCGGTCGAGAATACGACCTTCGCCTCGTTTCCGACACGGTCACCGAGGATGCCCTCCCAGACACGAGCGGCGTACTCCGCGTCGCTTTCGTTCGCACCCTTCGCGGTGTTCCAGATGTTCTTCACCCAGATGTCGAAGGTCGGCTTCCACGCGTTTGCGTCCTGTGCAGATGTGGTCAGGACGATATTCTCAATGCCAAATGTGCCGGACGCTGTCATGCCGGTCGGTACATACAGCACGATGTCCAGCTTGAGGCGGTAGCGGCCGGCCGGAATCCCGGAGACCGGAACTTCCGCCAGCGTGTCCTGGTTCACAGCCACGAGCGTGGTCTGGGCTGTGTCGATATGGACGCGAGCATCACCGTCGACAGGACCGCAGAACACCCTGGATATGTTGCCCGTCTGGCCGGAAGGAATCTCGAAGATATCGGAAAGGATCGAAGCGTCGGTTCCTCGCGGGAAGGTGACCAGCATCGACCGGATGCTTTCCTCGACGGACGAGGCCGCAGCCATGGCCGCGATGTCGTCGGTCTCAATCTCGGATACGGCAACCACCTCATCGATGCGGCCGATGTCAGTGGCGCCGGTCGGAGCGTACCGGCCCTGAATGGTCGGATACACCTCGTCGTTGTCATCAGCAGCGCCCCAGCGCTCTCCGTAGGAATCGATGGATGCGTCGTCCTTGACAAACTCCACCGGGTTAAACCGCTCGTCGGTTAAACCTTTTTGATACGCCCAGTAGTAAGGAGATGTAGAAGCGATTGTGTAGGTCGGGAACACATGCCCGGGATCCCACGCCTCGTCACCGCTCGTGTCGCGGTTCGGGTTGTGCATCCAGCCGCGCACATACCAGCGGAAATTGGCGTCGCGGAGGCGGTCGAAATATATATCCTTGAGCTCCGGAATCGCGTCCGGGTCAGCGGCCCAGCTCGGATTCTCCGGATCGGTTTTCTTGAAGTATCGGTACGGCAGGTTCTTTTCGCCGCCGCGACCGAGCAGGATGTTCGTGATGGTCTCGTCCTGAACCTGGCGCTCGAACTTCAGCAGGCCGCCCTGATAGCCGTACTCGAAGTCGTGGTCGGAGATCTCCGGGGCAGGATAGCCAAACTTAATGGTGTAGACGCCGGTCGACGAGTTGTAATCGATACGGTTGCGTACGCCATAAATCTCAAAGATCTGGCCGATAACGTCCCAGAGGTAGGTGTAGTTGATCTCGATCGCCTTCGGCTCCTGGGAGTAGATTCCCTGCCCGGACAGGTAAAGGCTGGCCACAATCTTGCCGCCGAAGTAATAATCGAGGACTTGGTTCAGCATCACCATGAAGTCCTCGACATTCAGCCGGACCGGAGCGATGTACTTGTCCGCAATTGCTACACCTGCGGAAACCGAAGCTGCTTCGAAGAAGTAATAGCGCTTAAGTTCCTGTATGGCCCAGGACTGGAACTGCAAGTCAACGATGGAGTTCCTGGTCGAATTGTCCTTCATCGCCTGCGGGTTGTCGCTGGGGAGCACGAAACGCTCGCCCTTGAAGTACAACTCCCAGCCGTCGAAAGAAGGAACAACATCGCCGTCGATCCGCACCTGCGTAGTAATAACGCGATCACCCATGTCCTGGAGGGACACGGACGCCTGGTGTAGAGTCGCGTAAGACGGCCAGCCGTTTTCAAGCACACCGTTTACGAGTCGTTTCTCTTCAATCCCTGGTATCATGGCTCTTATGCACTTTGCCCGCCGCCGCTGCCGCTGCCGGAAGACAGAGCAAAGTCACAGAGGCTCGGCTTGGTTACTCTGATATTGAGTTCAACGATGACCACATCGTTGACCTGATTCTTCATGTCGCGCCAGAACTCGGTCGCCTCGGCCATCGGCTGAGGGATACCTACGATCTTGTGGCGCTTGTAGTCGTTATAGAACTCGACCTGCTTGAAGGTCTTCGTGTCGCTTCCGGACGCCTGCGTGAAGAGCATCGCGTTGAATTCGGCTATGCGCTGGTTCGCGTCCTTCAGCGAGGTCGCCTGGATGAAGAACTTTGCCTTGTAGTCGAAGGCGGCATCCACGGTCTTGGCTAGCGTGTGCTCGCCTTCCTCTTCTGGATACTGCGTCGACTCGAAGCCCTTGGTGGGCGCGCCGACAACCTTGTCCGAATCGAGGTAGACAAGGCCATATGTCTGCGTGTCGACGATCTGACCGTCACCTATCTTAATTCTTGCTGTTAGCATGATCCTTCAAATTGCAGTTTTTACATTTCTCGTCAAGGTAGTCCTCGTGGACAAGTACCGGACAGCCAGAGCCTTCAGCCGTGTGCGGGCACTTGTTCGCCTGGCGAATAGACTCACGCTTCTCGTCCAGCTTCCGCTCTAAGCGGGCATTCATGTCGCGTGTCTTCTTGTTCTCTGCGTCCTGCTCGGCGATGTACTCCTTCTGCATCTTCAGGATTTGCTGGACATTCGCTAAAACATCCATCTCCTTCTTCTGCTTCGTGCGGAACATGTGCGCGAACCAGCCGCCGATGAGTGTGAGAAGCGGAAGGCCGATCTTCTCCATGATAAGAATAATGAGGTTAGGCTCTTCCATCTTTCATTTCGAATTTATAGTTTTTAAAAACGACATCCCCGGAGGAATCGGTCTTGACCAGATTACCCCCGAAGATGTACAACGGTACACGGATTTCCAGACCAGAAGGGCCGGATGGACGAAGAAGCATGTCGCAACTGTTCGCGAAGTACAGCATCGGGATGATGCGCTTCTGCAAGTTGATGCCGACACGGATCCAGCCAGTGCAGTGATGAAGGACATACACCTTATGCTCGTTAAGCAACTCGCCGTGGAAGTCTCGGTTTACATAGATCCCGTACTTGCCGCAGTCAGAGAAATCGCGCTGCAGAGTTCCAAAGCTCGGATACCCTTCCTCCAGCGCCCAGTCGATGGTCTTCTTGTACAAGGCGATTGCGTTCTCCTTGCTGTCAACCGAGTCGAGGGCTGAGCGGTTTTCCTTGCACATGCCGTGCGCGGAAGCCTCCCGGCGAAGCTGTCTCTTCCATTCTGTATCCATGATACCGCAAAGATAAAAAAAGGCGGGACATTTTCCAACATCCCGCCAGATTTTTTAAGACCTAGTCGCTACATAGTGCGTCGATGTCGTTCCGGTCGGCCTGACCACTAGGGCCAGCAGCCGGCGAACCTCGTGCATGTCGTCGTGCATCTCCGGAAGCATCCCGGCGAACTGGAGCATCTGGTTCTTGTACGGGTCTTCCGATGCCGCCGCAGCACCTCTGGTCACGCCGGCAGCGTCAGTGCCGCCGGTCATCGAGGCGAGGATGGCCGCGACATTCTGGTTGATCTGCGACATGTAGAAGTTCTGCGTGTTGATGCCGGCCGCCAGACCGTTGATCGACTCCTCGGAGGCTCCTGCGATGTCGCGGGAGATGCCAGTGAACTGGCCGACGCCCTGGCGCACATTGTAGCCGGCCGCAGCCAACTGGTTCATCAGGTTCGTCATCGCATTATTGATCTGGTCGATGTACTCCGGAGCAGACTGTGCGATCTGCGCAATCTCCTGCGCGGACAACTCGCCACCGGACGCTGCCATCTCGTCGATCGAGTCGAACAGCGGCTGCAGAATCGTCTGCACAATCTTTGCGCCGAGAGACTGCTCGACCATCGACTGGATCATGTCCTGGAACTTCTCCTTCATCGCGCTGGTCGTAGAACCGAACTCCTTGTACGCCTCAATCCACGAGTTAGCGAAATCCTTCGCAGCAGAGGCCACATCCGTGCCTGTGAAAAACTCGGCGAGCTTGCCGCGCATTTCAACAATGTCACTGGCCGCATCCTCCGCGCTCTGCTGGTACTCCTTGATCTTGTCCTCGTCGGCCTTCTTGCCCTTCTCGCGCTCCAGCCGGGCCTGCTCCTCGTAGGCGGCCTGCTTGGCGGCGAGATTCTCCAACTGCTTCGTGTAGTTGTAGATGTAGTCGGAGCCAAAAGACTCGGCCATGGCCTTCTCGAGGCGCTCGTAGGACTTCTCGAGGCTCTCGATCAGTTCTTCGTTGCGCTTCATCTGCTCGTTGATTTTCTTAAGATTTATACCTTGAATGGCGAGACCGATTCCGACAACAATATCTGAAATTCCAGAAATAATATCAGGAATACCAGCAATACCCTTTGCAAGGCCGACTCCAATCTTTGCTGCTCCACCGAGAGACCTCGTAACACCCTGAGAGAGTAAATTGAATGTATCCGCAAAATCATCGCTCGCAAATGTTGATACGATTTCGCCGATACCGCCGAGTGCGTCGCTGGTATATCTAGCCCACTCTTTCATACCTTCGGCCGCATCCTGTATGTTCTGCGCGATTCTTTGATATGCATTCGCCGAATTTTGCGCAGCATCCGCCTCTTCCTTCGCTTCGTCGGCAATCTGCTGCTGGGCATCTCTCTGCTTTATTTTCGCATCAAGAACAGCCTTTGCCGACCTCGCTTCAAGGCTATCCTCTCCCTTCGCGCCACGAACCATATCGTAAGCCTTCTGCGCACGCTCTACCGCCTTTATGGCGGACTCAAGTTTCTTTTCCTCTTCGACCTGCCTGCTCAAGGCATCCACCGCATTTTGGTCTGCCTGCGCCCTTGGCATTTGCCGCTGGAGTGCAATATAGTCGCGCAGGCCGTCCGCCATCGCCTTGAACGGGTTTTTGGTGGCGAGCTGTCGATTGATCTCCTGTATGCGTCGCTCCATCTCCTTGAGATCGGTAGGGCTGAGGTTCTTCCATTGTTCCTTCAAGCCTATGAGCCTGTCGCGCATATTGGTAAGCATCCGCATAGAGGCCGCGTCGAGCTTCTCGAACATATCGACATACATCGGGGAGTCCTTGAAAGCCTCGTATTGGAGCTTTGCCGTCTCTTCTGCCTCCTTCCTTCTGTAACCATCAATCAGCCGCGTTTTCTGAGCTTGCGGCAATCCGGAAGCGTTGATTTCAGCAATCTTCTGTGCGGTCTGTTGTGCGAGGCGCACACGCTTCTCGCCGTATGTATTGAACTCGGAAAGTTCTTTGAGCCAAGTCTGAATCTGGTCAGCGGAAAACTTCTGGCTGTCTTCTGACATCTTCTTCAGTTGCTCCTGCCACTTCTCCGGGAATCGGTCAAGATTCGCAAGAATTGTCTTGAAATCTTGGTCGGCTACAGCCTTGACGAGTTCGTCCGTCTTCGCTTCCTCGGCTACGCTTTCAAGCGCTTCGTTCAGTTGCTTCTGCATGCGCTCTTTGAAAGAATCTCCTATACCACCATAGACCTCTACGGACATCGTGGCGGCAAGTTTCTCGTCGCCCGTAAGGTCGAGAATATTGTTGAAGAAGTTTCTGGCGGTCTCCGAGCGCTTGATTTCATCAGAAACACGCTTTAGCGAATTTTCGAGATTGCGCTTTAACTGGTCTGTATCAAAGTCAGTCTTGGCGTCCCATAAAGACTGGAGAAGATTCTGCAGGTCTTTCAGCTGCTTGTTGGCATCTGAAATCTGCAGACCGAGAAGATCGTTTACTGTAACGCCCTTTGCTCCCCTAGCCTGCATGCGCTTCTTGGTAAGCTCGATCATATCGCCGTACCATGCAGACAAATCCTCTGCCGCTCGCTTTTGCTCTGCGATGTCAAGCCCGAGAGATTTTCCGCGACCAAGCATAATTCCACTCTCCTCTTCCAGGGCTTCGGTGCTGGCCATATACTTGCGAAGATCATCGTACCCCTTTCTAAAATCCTGCATAAACTTAATTCTGTCACGCATCTTCGTCACAAAGGGATCCTCTCTTGTCGTCCCGGCTCTTTTGCTCTCTAGCAAATTCCATGCATTGTAATCGGTAAGGATTTGGCCGTACATCGCCTGTATGAGTCTCGCGTCGTCAAGAAAAGACTGAAGCTGATCCTTCTGCGCGCCAGTGGCCGTCTCGAGTGCGGCTGTATAGAACTCAATCAGCTTCGTCTGCACCTCATATTGCTTCGCAGCCTCTTCAACAGCCTCTTTAACAGACTCAAATTTTTCAATCTGGTCTTTTTCAAACGCCCTTGTGTCAGCGACGGCATCTTTCAGTCGGGTCGTATAGGAACTGATCTTCTGTCGCCAGGCATCGCCGAAGAAATCCGGCGGGGGAGGGCCGACCATATCATCCTTAAATCCAGCCAACTTATCGTTCGCATCCTGGATGGCCGCAGACAGGTCGCTCGTTTTCGTGATTATTTCTTCGAGTTCTGTGGCGAGTCCAGCCATATCTTTCTCGGTGAGCGGAACAAACTCGTGCCTAAATCCAGCTTTGCCGTAGTCAACGGCGCCAACATATCCGCCCTCTCTCAACATCTTGTTTATTTCGTTCCTGCGATTCTGCATCGACAAAAGTTCTGCTTCCGCCTCAGCCTTCTTTCTTTCAAGGACTTTGCGCATCAGATCCTCTTCTGCCTCAGTAAGCTTCATAACTTTCTTCGTGTCGATTTCGACAGCGTCTCCATATTCGTTTGCTCCGGTTATGGCACCCGGATACTGCTTGGCGAGTTCTTTTGTCACTCTCTTCAAGCGTTCTTCCTCGTCGGCGGTCCTGTTGGCTTTTTCTGCAAGGCGCTCATATTCATCGCAAAGTTCTTTTACATCTTGTGTGTGAGAGCTCGCTTTGCTGAAAGATTCTATCGACTTCTGGAACTCCTCTGCCGAAAATGCGGCGTCATTGGCGCTCTTTACAAGCTTAAACAAAATCGCAACCAGAGCGGTCACCCCGGCAATAGCAACCGCATACGGGTTGGCCAGCATCGCTGCAGCCATTCTGTATAAAGAACGCGTAAACATGTTGGTTGCAACCATTTCGCGCTTCTTCATTCGGACATATAGATTACCTACGACAAGCTGCGCCTTCGTCGCTGCTGTTTCTCCAAAGAGCGCGGCGATCAACTTGCTCCGTCCGACGACATTAAGCTGCAGGGCGCTAACGGCCGCCGCTTCGCGAAGAGTAAGCGCATTTGCAGCAATCCTGGCGTTGATAAGCGCGACCTTATACGCAGCAAGCGTGGTTACGACAATGCCAAGAAAACTGGCAACCTTTCGCCAGTTCCGCAACAGGTTCATTGCGTCCTTAATAAGCGTTTCCATCGCTCCGTGTACGGCTTCGGTATTTCCGATTTCGTCATACATGATCGAGAGAGCGTCTTTTAACTTCATCCACTGACCCTTGAGCGTTTCAGACTGCTTTTCCTGCATCTTATAGAAGATGCCGCCAGCGTTGGTCATATCCTCGAAGATTTCGGATATCATCGAGAACGGAACGGCTCGTTTTGATATCAGTTCAAACACATCAGCCGTCGTTGTGCCCTCCTTACCTAGTTTGCGGAACTTCTCGGCAAGGAGCTCAACAAGCGGAATTCCAGCCTCCGTAAACTGTCTCAGTTCCTGGCCGCGAAGTACGGCTGCTGCTCGGACCTGCCCATAAGCGAGCACCAGCCTAGACATGTCGACACCGAGACCGGCAGAAATATCAGCCAGCCGCATCGTGACATCAAACAGATTCTCCGTCTCGATGCGATATGCTGACAACTGTTTTGTGAAAGACACCAAGTCCTTGATCTCAAACGGGGACTGAAGAGCAGCCGCTTTTATCTGCTTGAATAATTTTTCAGCACGATCAGTATCCTGAATAATGCCACCGAGAGCGACTCGCTGCATTTCGAATTCGGATGTCACCTCCCGAACATTTCGAACAAAACTCGTTGCGGAATGTAGCGCGACAAGCGATGCCGCGCTTTTGATGAGCATTCCAAGGCGGCTGTTTGCAATACCGAGGTTCGCGTTATATCTAGCGACATATTCGGCGCCGCGGCGCATTTCATCAGCCGCCTGCTGAGCGGGTGTCTTCATAGAAGACAAGCTCGCTGCAGCGCTCGAACCGGAAGCAGAAATCTCGCTGAGCGCAACCTGCAGTGAGTTAAGTTTACGCTTTGTTAAATCAAGTTCTGCGTTCGCTTTGGCTATTTGGTTTTTTGTATTTTCAAACGCCCTCCCTCCTGGGACTTTTTGACCATTTACAGTCTTGTAATATTTATTCTGCTTCTTGGTGAGCTGGTCGATCCTCTGCGTCAGTTCTTCAACTTTTTTCTTGCTTCGGTCGATATTTGCTTCATAGATTTTTGTCATAACCTTTGAAGCATCCGCAGTGCCGTAAATTTTCGACTCTAGCGCACCGTAAGCCTGTAGAAGTATTTTTTCTGAATACTTTAATCCACTGACAAGATCAAACCCGCCAGCCTTTGATATTTTTAACAGCTTGCCCTCTATATCAGCGAGAGCGCGATTCAGCTCATCCGCAGAAAGAGTCGAATCGTCAAGAAGTTCTTTGACGGTAAGTTTCTGTTTCCCGTCGAGCCTGAGTTTTATAGCCAACGCATTCTCGTCCATATAATCCTGCAACGGCTTCATTGCCTGCGGAACTCGTGCGGCGGCATTCTCGAACGCCTTATCAATGTCGATAACTACTGGAATTTCTACCATACTACTTTTCCTCCATCTGTTTTAAAATGTGAGCCTGTATTTCTTCGGCTGTCTCTGGCTTCTTCCGATTGGCGCTCATGCCAAACATAGCCAGAATGCCGTCAACTTCTTCGTCAGTCTTTACGGTGTCTTCCCATGCGACGGGCGGTACATACGCCTCGGTCTTCTGGAACTCGTAATCGTAGTATCCCTTGTCCATCAGCAGCATCGTTATGATGTTGCAGGAATCCAGATACCAGTAGCGGAACCAAGACCACCAGCAATAATTCCCATACACATACTTGATCCGCTCATTGTGCTCGGAGAACGCGAACGCCGAGCCTACTTGTCGTCCTCCTTTATCCCCAAAGCGTCCGTCTCCAACATATTGATCACTGATTCCAGCCGCTCTTGCGCCTGCCTGGCGACTTCGCCAACCGGTCTCATATAAAGCTCGCGTTCCTGCTTTGAGATATCCCAGTTGGCTTTGGAAAAACCCAGGTCTGGATTGACGACTCCCGCTTCGTTTATCTTGAATGTCGTTTCGTTACCGCGCAACTGCAGAATCCTCCACTTCAGCGCCCAGAGGAACGGGACGAACAGCGCCCAGTTGCCGAGCAGGTAGTAGGCTGCCTTCTTCGAGTGAAGCGAGTACAGCTTCTTCGCAATCTTCCTGGCCTCCTTCGGCGATGTTCCCTCCTTGCCTATGGCCTCGAGAATCTGGGCCTCCTGTTCGAGAAGGACTATTTTTTCCTTCACGGCCTGGGCAATCTGGCGTACCTTGTATTTGCGCCGGCCAACGACGACAACCGACTTTTTGCCGGTCATCGTCGCGTAAGCGCCATTGAGAAACTGGTCGGTCTTAGATTCCATAGTGCTGCTTCAAGATGTTTTCCAGCGCCGGAACCCAGCCCTCGATAGAGTTCTGCAGCCAGATCTTCCGGCCCATGGCCTGCTCGATGTACCAGACCCGAGGGTTCGACCGACGCACGCCGCACAGGAAGTTGTCGTAGTCGATGTCCAGTTTCAGCGGGACTCTGGTCGGGTAGTAGGTGTTGAAATAGAGCTGCTCGACCACATACGAGTTGTGGTCGCAGTCGTACTTCTCGTAGATGTACTTCAGCTTGTCACACTCGTAGTACACGGGCAGGTGGCACACGAAGTTGCGCACAGGAAGGCCCTCCTTTCTCAGAACAGCCTTCGTCTTTGCGTTGTTCTGTGACCATTCGTTCAGGCTGTTC